AGCAGGTCGCGGAGCACCTGGCCGACGTCTGCCAGCGGCTGGTGGACGAGGCCAAGCTGGGCGTCTGGGTGACCCGGGTGAAGCTCACCGAGACCTACGTGAACGCCGCCGAGGTGGTCCGATGAGCGGCGCTCTCGCCGCTCTCGGGATCGCCGCCCTGACGCTGGTCCTCGGCATCCTCGGAATCGGTGCCGCCTGGCGACTCGCTGCGCGGTGGTTCCAGTGAAGCTGGCTGAGAACGAGCTCCCCCTCTCCGAGGTCTTCGGCCCCACCTGGCAGGGGGAAGGCCCCCACACCGGGCTCCGCACCGGCTTCGTCCGGCTCGGGCTCTGCAACCTCTCCTGCGAGTGGTGCGACACCCCCTACACCTGGGACGAGACCCGCTACCGGGTCGCGGAGGAGTGCCCCCCGACGACGGTGGAGGAGATCCACCGCCAGCTCCGCCGCATGAGCGTGGAGACCGTCTGCCTGTCGGGCGGGGAGCCGCTGATGCACCGCGGCAAGCTCGCCCAGCTCCTGACGCCGGAGTGGACCTGGCACGCCGAGACCAACGGCACGCTGGCCCCTCCCGGCTGGTGGCCGGAGCGGGTCGCCCACACCACCGTCAGCCCGAAGGTCATCACCAGGGACCCGAGGAGCAAGCGGATCAAGCCCCGCGTGCTGAAGCTCTGGGAAGCCCTGGCCGACCGCGGCCAGGCCGCGTTCAAGTTCGTGTGCTCCACCCCCGCGGATCTCGCCCTGGTGGCTGAGGTCGTGGAGGAGGTCGGGATCTCCGACCGCCACGTCTGGGTGATGCCGGAAGGCACCGAGCCGGAGGACGTGCTGGCCCGGCACCGCGAGCTGGCAGACGCGATTGAGGGCCGGGGCTGGAACACCACCACCCGGCTGCACACCCTTCTCTACGGACAGGAGCGTGGACGATGACGACTCGACCCACCTCAGACCCTTACACCTGGTGGGGCCTGGGCCACCTGGACCCGTCGGAGGGTGCCGCGCACCCTGACGCGACCCCCGCCGCAATCCACCCCCTCACCGACGAGGAGGTGGCCCTCTCCGGCATCCGCTCGCTGCTGCGCCTCATGGGCGAGGACCCCGACCGGCCCGGGCTGAAGGACACCCCAGCTCGCGTCATCAAGGCCTACCGGGAGATGGCGTCTCGCCCCGGCGACCCCGGGCGGGACCTGTCCATCGTCTTCCCCGACGTGAAGCACCCGGGGACCCCGGTGGTGGTCGGCCCCATCCCCTTCGTCTCCCTGTGTGAGCACCACCTCCTGCCGTTCACCGGCACCGCCTGGGTCTCCTACGTCCCCGCTGGGGACCGGGTGGTCGGCCTGTCCAAGCTCCCCCGGACCGTGGCCCACTACGCGGGCCGGCCTCAGGTCCAGGAGCGCCTGACCTCGCAGATCGCTGAGGCCCTGGTGGAGCACCTGGACCCCGCTGGGGTCGCGGTCCTCATCCGCGGCCAGCACACATGCATGAGCCTGCGCGGGGCCCGGAGCTCGGGCTCCATGGAGACCACCGACCTGCGCGGCACCATGCGGGAGGACCCGCTGCGCTCGGAGTTCCTGGCCGCCACCAAGGAGCACCGATGAGCCGCGGCAAGCCCGAGCCGGTCCCCGCGGAGCTGGCTAACCAGGTCCTCCAGATGCGCCGCGGCGGCATCTCGTTCGACCGGATCGCGGAGCAGCTGAGCCTCACCCCGAACGCGGCCAAGGCGGCGTTTGACCAGGCCCTGGCGACGTACGACCCGGAGTTCCAGCGGGCCCTGGAAGCCGACCGCCTGGACCGCCTCCACGCCGCGGTGTGGCCGCGAGCTCTGAAGGGTGAGCTGGACGCGGTGGATCGCGTCCTGAAGGTCTCCGAGCGGCGCGAGAAGGTCGCCGCGGTCCCGAAGATCAACGAGCACACCCTCCGCGAGGCGTTCGACCGCTCCGCGAAGACCTCCGAGGACCTGGACCGCGACGTGGACGCGGCCCTGGTCGAGGCCGGGCGGAAGATCGCTGACCGGGTGGACGAGGCGGTGGCGACCGGCGAAGGCCAGGAGGTCACCAAGGCGCTCTATCTGGTGCCCCACATGGTGAACGTCCTCCGCGAGATGCTGGCGACCCCCGCCTCCCGTGCGGCAGCTGAGAGCTCCGCTCCGGCCAGGCCGACCAGTGGCGGCAAGCTCGCCCAGCTCCGCGCCGTCCAGGGCTCCAAGACCTCATGATCGTGGGCTCCGAGGAGCCCCGCATCTTCACGCCCCCGCTGAGGGAGCTCACTCCTGAGACCTCCCTGGGCTTCTCGGTGATCGAGTTCGCCCAGGAGGTCCTGGAGATCGAGCTCCTGCCCTGGCAGCGGTGGTTCCTGGTCCACGCCCTGGAGCTGCGCGAGGAGGGCGGCCTCCGCTTCCGGACCGTGGTGCTCCTCATGGCCCGGCAGAACGGGAAGTCGACCATCTCCCAGGTCATCGCCCTGTGGTTCATGTACGTCTACGGGGCTCCCCTGGTCATCGGGACCGCCCAGGACCTGGACGTGGCCGAAGAAATCTGGCAGGGCGCGGTGGACCTGGTGGAGGACACCCCCGAGCTGGACGCGCTGAAGGCCCAGGTGATCCGGGTCAACGGCAAGAAGTCCCTGGTGCTCACCTCGGGTGAGCGCTACAAGGTCAAGGCCGCCAACCGTCGAGCTGGCCGCGGCCTCTCCGGTGACGTGGTGCTCCTGGACGAGCTCCGCGAGCACCAGAGCTGGGACGCCTGGGGCGCGATCACCAAGACGACCATGGCGCGCCAGCAAGCCCTGGTGCTCGCCATGTCCAACGCGGGCGATGCGACCTCGGTGGTCCTGCGCTACCTCCGCAAGCTCGCGCACAAGGCCCTGGGCGACCCGGACGGCCTGGAGCGCGAGGACGACGACGGGGAGCTGGTCCCCGACGAGGAGGAGCTGGAGCTAGACGACGACGACGACACCCTGGCGATCTTCGAGTGGTCGGCCCCTCCCGGGTCGGCCATCCGGGACCGCAAGGCGTGGGCGTTGGCGAACCCCGCTCTGGGCCACACGATCTCCGAGCGGACCGTGGCCTCAGCGGTCCGGACCGACCCGGAGTGGATCGTCCGCACCGAGGTCCTGTGCCAGTGGTCGGACGGCACCCTGGAGGGCCCCTTCCCGCCCGGCAGCTGGGAGGCCTGCGCCGACCCGGAGAGCCGTCGAGCTCCTGGAGCTCCCATCGCCTTGGCGGTCGACGTGTCGTGGGATCGCTCCGCCGCGTACATCGCTCTGGCCTCGACCAGGGAGGACGGCCTGGCGCACGTCGAGGTGATCGCCCGTCGAGCTGGGACCGACTGGATCGTGCCGTGGCTGACCTCTGAGGAGCGCTCCGAGGAGGTCCGCAACGCCCCGGTGGCGCTCCAGTCCAAGGGAGCCCCCGTGGCCTCCCTGGTGAAGGACCTCCAGGCCGCGAAGGTCCGCGTCGTGGAGTGGTCCGGGTCCGCCCTCGGTGCGGCCACCGGCAACTTCTATGACCGGGTGCGGGCCTCTGTCGGGGAGGGCTCGAGGGCCACCGAGCTCCGCCACCGCGACCAACCCGTCTTGAACCTCGCCGCGGCGACCGCGGCCACCCGCCCGCTGGGGGACGCCTGGCTCTGGGACCGCCGAAAGTCCCCGACCGACGTGGCCCCCCTCATCGCTGTGACCGGCGCGCTGTGGTGCCTCAGCTACGGGATGCCCCGCCGATCCGCCTATGCCAACCGACGACTGGAGGTGTTCTGAGGATGGGTCTTTTTGACCGCTTCCGGAGGACCCAGGGGAGCACCGCCACCACCGTCTTCGGTGTCTCGGGCGCGCCCTATGGGAACGGCGGCTACTGGAGCACCGACACCTGGCTCCTGAGCTCCGAGGAGTACGACCGGATCATGGGGCTGAGCCCCGCCCAGATGTGGCGGACCCAGCCCTACCTCCGCACGGTGGTCACCTTCCTGGCGCGCAACATCGCCCAGCTGGGGCTCCACGCTTTTGAGCGCTCAGCTGAGGACGACCGCCAGCGGGTCCGCGACGGGATCGGCGCGGTGGTGGCGCGGCCCAACAAGACCTCGACCACCTACGAGCTGATCTACGGCCTGGTCGCGGATCTCGCCCTGTACGACCGGGCCTACTGGCTGCTCTCCGACGACGTGGACGATGCCCCGGTCACCCGGCTCCCGGTCACCTGGGTCACCCCCCTCGGCGGGGACGCCACCGGCCCCGCTGGCTACCGGGTCAAGGCCGACGACCAGGGCCGCACGGTGGATATCAAGGCCTCCGAGATCCTGGCGTTTCACGGCTGGGACCCCTCCAGCCTGCGTCACGGCAGCTCCCCGGTTGCGGCGCTGAAGGAGATCCTGGCCGAGCAGGTCCAGGCCGCCCGCTACCGGGAGATGGTGTGGCGGCGCGGCGGGAAGGTCGGCGCGGTCCTCAGCAGGCCGCCAGAGGCCCCGGAATGGCCGCCTGAGGCCCGCAAGCAGTTCAAGGCGGATTGGGACGCCCAGTTCACCGGGGACGGCCCCCAGGTAGGCGGGACGCCTCTCCTGGAGGACGGCATGACCCTGACCCGGGTCGACTTCTCCGCCCACGACATGCAGTTCATCGAGGGCTCCCGCCTGGCGCTCAACACGGTGGCGTCGGTCTACCACGTCAACCCCACGATGATCGGCCTTCTCGACAACGCGAACTACTCCAACGTCCGCGAGTTCCGACGGATGCTCTACGGCGACACCCTGGGCCCGCTCCTGGCCCAGATTGAGGACCGCCTGAACACCTTCCTGGTGCCCCGGTTCGACCCCCGCCCGGGGGTCTACCTGGAGTTCAACATCGAGGAGAAGCTGCAAGGCAACTTCGAGGAGCAGACCGCGGCGCTCCAGTCCTCGGTGGGCCGCCCGTGGATGACGGCCAACGAGGCCCGAGCCCTGCGGAACATGCCCGCCATCGACGGCGGCGACGAGCTGGTCACCCCGCTCAACGTCCTGGTCGGAGAGCAGGCCTCCCCCCGCGACTCCGCGCCCCCCGTCGAGGGGGAAGCCTCGCGCGAGCTGGGGACCAAGAACGTCCCCCAACTCCAGGGCAAGGCCAAGGTCAACGAGCGCCAGGCCGAGCAGGTCGCGGCGGTCCTGCGGCGCTTCTTCCGGCGTCAGCGGTCGGTGGACCCGACCGGCTCCGAGTGGGATGAGCGGCGCTGGAACCGCGAGCTGGCGCGGGATCTCCACGCGGTGGCCCTGGAGGTCAGCTCCACCCTCGGCAAGAAGGAGGCAGCCGACCTCGGATTCTCCGAGGACGACTACAACCCCGAGGCCACGGTGAACTTCCTACTGGCCGTGTCCGAGCGTCGGGCCGAGAACGTCAACCGCACCACCAAGGCCCAGCTGGACGAGGCCCGCGAGGACGAGGAGCGGGACCCCGCCGAGGTGTGGGAGATCGCTGAGGACTCCCGAGCTGTCGGGATCGCCGCCGGGGTCGCCACCTTCCTGGCTGGCTTCGCCACCTCTGAGGCGGCCCAGCAGATCGCCCGAGCTCGCGGAGTCGAGCCCACCAAGACCTGGGTGACCGGGACCAACGCCCGGGACTCTCACCGCGCCCTGAACGGGGAGACGGTGCCGCTGGACGCGGAGTTCTCCAACGGCCTGATGTGGCCCGGAGACGCCCAGGGAGACATCGACGAGGTAGCGGGCTGCAACTGCTCGCTCCGCATCAACCTCGACTAGCCGCGACCCCCCAACCGCACGCCCTGAGCTCCTGCTCATCGGGCGCGCTTCTGCCTGCCCAGAGGAGGGCCGATGCACAAGACAGCACCCGCCAAGATCAAGGCCGCGGGGTCTGAGGACGGTCTCGCCGAGGGCCAGTTCCGCGCCCTGGTCTCCGTCTTCGGCAACAAGGACAGCTACGGCGACGTGATCCGTCCCGGCGCGTTCAAGAACACCCTGGCCGAGTGGGAGGGCCGCGGGGAGGCCATCCCCGTCTACTACTCCCACCAGATGCAGGACCCGGCGATGAACATCGGCTGGGTCGTCAAGGCCGAGGAGACCGAGCAGGGCCTGGAGGTCCTGGCCGAGCTGGACCTGGCCGACGACGCCCCGCCGACCGCCAAGTGGGTCCACCGGCTCCTGAAGCGCCCTGGTGGGGTCCGGGAGTTCTCCTTCGCCTACGACGTGGTGGACGGCTCTGTCGAGAAGGACGACGACGGCAACGAGTTCTTCGAGCTCCGCGAGCTGAAGCTCTACGAGGTCGGCCCCACCCAGGTCGGAGCGAACCCCGCCACCGAGCTCCTGGCCGTCAAGCGGATGGCCGAGCACGCCCGTCAGGCCGCTGCCGACTTCAAGGCGGGCCGGGTCCTCTCGTCCAAGAACGAGACCACCCTCCGCGAGGCGCTGGACGCCCTCCAGGGCTGCGCCTCCTCCATCAAGAACGTCCTGGCCTCTGTCGCATCCGGCGAGGAGGACCAGGAGAGCAAGAACCAGGAGCTGGTCCGCGATAGCGACCCGGCCACGGCCAAGGAGCTCTCCGGCATGGGGGCCACGGCCAAGGAGCCCGGTCAGCAGACGCCCACCGTCCGCCTGGCAGCCCACCTCTCCCTTCTAGAACTCGAAGGAGTTCAGTGATGAACCTGCACGCCCAGCGTGCCGCTGCCATCAAGTCGGCGCGCGCAATTCTCGACGGTGCCAAGGCAGACGGCGACCGTGACCTCACCCCCGAGGAGGCCGAGGAGGTCGAGGCCTTCACCGCGGAGGTGAAGACCATCGACCGGAAGCTGAAGGGCCGCGAGCTGGTCAAGTCGGTGATGAGCCTCGGCGGTCCCGGCGACGGCGAGGAGGAGGCCCCCGAGGGTGGCGAGGACACCCCCGCCAAGTCCCTCGGTGAGCACTTCGCCAAGCACGTCAAGGCGGACGGCTTCACCCAGCTGAAGACCCGCTCCGGCTTCACCGTGAGCGCCCCGGAGTTCAAGGCCGCCACCGACCCGCACACGGTCGGGGAGGTCTGGGCCGAGCGCCTGACCACGGTGGACTACAACGTGGTCCGCCCCTACCGGACCGGCCCCATCGTGGCCGACCTCCTCGGCTCCGGGACCATCGCGGGCAACGCGGTGTCCTACTTCGTTGAGGGCCCGGTGGAGGGTGACTTCGAGACCGTCCCGGAGCTCGGGCAGAAGCCCCAGCTCCACGTCGGGGACCCCACCCAGGTCACCGACTCGCTGCGGAAGATCGCGGCCTGGTGGGACATGTCGGACGAGATGGTCGAGGACCTGCCGTTCATGGTCTCCGAGATCAACAACCGCGGTCTCTACATGCTCGCCATGGCCGAGGAGCGCCAGCTCCTCAACGGCAACGGCACCGGGACGAACCTCCGGGGCCTTCTCAACCGCTCGGGCCTCCAGACCGAGGTTTCCGCGGCGACCGAGGACCACCCGGACGCCCTGTTCCGGGCGATGATGAAGGTCCAGACCGCCACCGGCCTCGGTGCGGACGGCATCGTCATCAACCCGGTGGACTACCAGCGGCTCCGCCTGGCCCGGGACGGCAACGGCCAGTACTTCGGCGGGGGCTTCTTCTCCGGCCAGTACGGCAACGGCGGCGTCCCCGAGCAGCCCCCGCTGTGGGGCACCCGCACCGTGGTCACCTCCGCGGTCCCCGCGGGCACGGCCCTGGTCGGCGCGTTCAAGGCTGCGGCCACCGTCTACCGCAAGGGCGGCATCCGGGTGGAGTCGACCAACTCCGATGCCGGGAAGTTCACCTCCAACATCGTGACGACCCGAGTGGAGGAGCGCGTGGCCCTGGCGGTCCGCATCCCCTCCGCCGTCGTGCGCGTGACCCTCGGCGCTGCGGCCTGAGCTGAGCCGCGCTGAGCCCCAGGCGGGGCGGGGGTCCGCTGCCCCCCGCCCCGCTTGGTCCACCCATCCCTGTGAGATCCGAGGAGGCTCCCGTGGAGGAGTACGTCGTCACCATCAACGGCATCGAACACACGATGCTCCTGTCCCCTGAGGACGTGGAGCGCTACGGGGAGGCGGCCCAGAAGTCGTCCTCCGTGCAGAGCAAGGCCAAGGCTCCCGCCAACAAGGCTCGGAGCTGAGCCGTGGCCCTCACCGAGGAGGAGGCCGCCCAGCGAGCTGAGGCCGAGGTGAGGGCCTTCTGCGGCTGGCATGTGGCCCCCGAGAAGACAGAGACCCTGGTCCTGGACGGGACCGGCACCGCGGCGCTCCTGCTGCCCACCCTCAGGGTCACCCAGGTCTCCCGGGTGGTCGAGGACGGGCGCGAGCTCGACCCCGACAGCTACGAGTGGTCCGCGTCCGGGGTGGTCCGGAAGGGCCGCCGTGGGCGCGCCTGGACCGATCGGTTCCGCGGCGTGGAGATCACCCTCACCCACGGCTACCCCGAGCTCCCGCTGGACCTCGCGGCCATCGTGGACCGGCTGAAGGACCGCCAGCTCCAGGGCTCCCAGGTCCTCGCCCAGGTCGGCTCCGTTTCCTACGCCACCGGAGAGGACGGACTGCCGGTGGGCGGCTCCCTCTCCAGTCTCGACCGGGCGGTCCTGGACCGCTACAAGCTCCCCCCGCGGCCATGATCCTCGGCCCGCACACCATCACCGTCCTGAGGGCGGAGCGGGTCGAGTCCGACTACGGCACCGGCACCTCCCTGGACTGGGGCCGGGCCACCTCCACCGAGGTCCCCGGCTGCTCGGTCCAGCCCGCCCCGTCCACCGAGTTCACGGTGGATCGGGACCTGTTCATCACCCGCTACCAGGTCTTCGTCCCGCCCTCGGCTGACGTGCGAGCTGGCGACCGCATCGCCTGGAACGGCGAGGTCTTCGACGTGGACGGCGACGTCCTCCGCTGGGAGTTCGGCTCCCTGTCCCACCAGGTCATCAACCTCCGAAGGAGCGACGAAGCGTGAAGCTCTACAACGTCACCGGCTACGACCACCCCCTCCAGCTCAGCGAGGAGCACGCCGAGCTCCTGGGGGCCACCGAGGTCCGGGCGGTGCAGGTCCCCGCCAAGTCCGCCACCCGTCAGGAGTGGGCCGACTACGCCGTCTCTCAGGGCACCGCGCCCGAGGTCCTGGAGGGCCTGACCCGCGCCCAGCTCATCGAGACCTACGGCCCCGAGGACTGAGCCGTGGCTCTGAAGTCGGTCCAGATCGAGCTGGTCCGCAACGGGCTGCGGGAGATCCTGAAGGGCCCCGAGATCCAGCGGGTCCTGGACGAGAAGGCCCAGGCCGTCCAGAGGGCCGCCCAGAGCCGTGCCCCGCGCCTGGAGGACAAGACCGCCCTGCCCATCGAGGCCGAGGCTTCCCCGGGCTCCACCCGGTCCCGCGCGGTGGTGGTGGTCCGCCACCCCTCCGGGCTCGGCATGGAGGCCAAGTACCGCCTGCTCGGCTCTGCCCTGGACGCGGCCCGCCGTGCGTGAGCTCACCGCCTACCCCGACGCGGAGCTGGCGACGATCCTCTACCTCCGCCCCCACCTGGAGGCCTACGGCGGCGGGGTCGGGATCGACGTGCGCGGCGGGGGTGGCCGCTTCGTGAGGGTGCGCCGCATCGGCGGCGTGGAGGGCTCCCCGGCCCACGACCGGGCCAGCCTGGACCTCCTGGTCTGGCACGACTCGGACCTGAAGCGGATGGCCCTAGCTCAGCACCTCTGGGCCGTCCTGAGGGCCGCGGACGGCGACCGCGCCGGGGCCGCGGTCCTCTACTACTCCGCCACCGTGATGGCCCCCCGGCAGATGCCGGACCCCGCAGACGAGACCAAGGCCGTCTGCCTCCTCACCGTCGAGCTCCTGCTGCGCCAGGCCTGACTCGACCCCTTCAGCTCCGCCCTCTCGCCGTGGGCGGTGACCCCACCCCACCCAACAAGGAGTCGCATCATGCCTCTCAAGTCCTCTGAGGTCCGGGTCGCCGGGACCGGCGAGCTGTTCCTCGCCCCCGTCACCGCTGCCCTGAAGCTCCCCACCTCCGCCTCCGCGCCCCTGGACCCCACGTTCAAGGGCTACGGCTACACCTCCGAGGACGGCGTGGTCCTCAGCAAGTCGGTGGAGCGGGAGGGCATCCCCGCCTGGCAGAGCTCGACCCCGGTCCGCTACCTGGTCACCGGCCAGGAGCTCACCGTGCAGACCACGTTCCTTCAGTCCAACGAGGACATTCTGAAGCTCTGGCTGGGCTCGGGGGACTTCGCCACCGACGGCGCGACCGGGACCCCTCCCGGCTACCGGGCCGACGTGCCGGTGGACCCGGTGGGTCAGCAGTTCGCCCTGGTCCTGGAGTGGCGTGACGCCTCCATCGTCAGCCGCCTCACGATCCCCCGGGTGGAGGTGACCGAGACCGGAGACGTGTCGCTGGCTCGGGCCGCCACCGCCTTCCCGGTGACCTTCGGAGCTATCGCTCCCGACTCCGGGACGGTGCTGGCCTCCTGGCTCACCACCGACCCGGCGTTCGCTCCTGCGTGACGTTCCTCTGCCAGGTCGTCACCACCCCTTGGACCGCGCCGGGGCCCAGCCGCATCGGATGGGTCGCCGCTCTGCCTGGGCTCCGGCGCGTTCGCCCTCGACCCCGCACCAAGCGACCCCGACCCCGACCCAAGGAGCGACCCGTGCCGAAGACGACCCCCAAGCCCCAGGACCGCCTGCCCACCAAGCAGCAGCGAGCCGAGGTGGCTAACACCCCCCTCACCTTCACCTTCGACTCCGAGGAGTGGACGGTGATCCCCGCCGACGCCACCTCCCTGGAGTTCCTGGCCGACTTGGAGGACGAACAGATCATCTCCGCCCTGCGGCGGCTCCTCGGACGCGAGCAGGCCGCCCGGCTCATCAAGGGGCGGCGCGTGGAGGACCTGGAGAAGTTCTTCGACGCCATGGGCGAGGCGGTCGGTACGGGAAACCGCTGAGGCTGCTCCAGCTCCTCCAGCTCCACGGGGACGCGGTGGAAGCAGACCTCCACCGCATCTACGGCGTGGACCTGGTGGGGCTCTGGAGCGGCCAGCTCACCCTCCGCAAGCTCCGGGTGCTCATCGAGCAGCTGCCCCCCGATTGCGCCACCGCCTACGCCCTGGCTGGGGCGGAGCTGGGGCAGCTCTCCGGTTGGCGGCTCACCGACCTCCTACTGGGCCGCCTGGCCGACGAGCTGGCGCTCTACCGCTGGCAGTGGGAGGCGGCCCACATCGACCCGAAGAAGACCCGTCACCGGGCTCAACCGCCCTCGGTGCTTCCCGAGCTGGAGCCGTCGAGCTCCCAGCCGGATTCCATCCCCGTCGTCTCCCCCCACCGGCTGGGCGACTTCGTGAGCGAACAGGAGGACCCCCGTGGCTACTGAGGTCGGCTCCGCCTACGTCACTCTCATCCCTTCTGCCAAGGGCTTCGCGTCCAAGATGCAGAAGGAGCTGGCCTCCGAGGTCGCTAAGGCTGCCAAGGGTGTCGGGGAGGACCTGGGCGAGGAGATCGGGGAGCCCGCAGCCGAAGAAGCTGCCAAGACCTTCGGCTCCGACTTCAAGAAGGGCCTGGCGAAGATCGGCGGGCTGGTGGCGGTCGGCGCGGCTCTCGCCAAGGGCCTGACCGGGGCCATGGACGCCTCAGCTCTCACCGGCAAGCTCCAGGCCCAGCTCGGCCTCACCGAGAAGCAGTCGGCGCAGGCGGGCAAGGTCGCGGGCGAGCTGTTCGGGTCCAACTACGGCGACTCGATGGAGCAGGTGAACGAGGCCATCGGCTTCGTGATCCGCGATATCGACGGGATGCGGGGGGCCTCCGAGTCGGCCCTGGAGCGGATCTCCACCAAGGCCCTGAACACGGCCACGATCTTCGACCAGGACCTGGGGGCCACCACCCGGGCGGTCTCTCAGATGATGCGGACCGGCATGGCGACCGACGCCGACCATGCGTTCGACATTCTGACCCGCGGCTTCCAGTCCGGGGCGGACAAGTCCGAGGACTTCCTGGACACCCTCAACGAGTACGGCACCCAGTTCCGGAAGATCGGGATTGACGGGGAGACCGCTACCGGGCTCATCACCCAGGGCCTCCAGGCCGGTGCCCGTGACGGCGACAAGGTGGCCGACGCCATCAAGGAGTTCTCCATCCGGGCGGTGGACGGCTCCAAGGCCTCAGCAGAGGGCTTCTCCACGCTCGGCCTGTCGGCGGAGAAGATGACCAACCAGATCGCCAAGGGCGGCAAGCCCGCGGCAGCTGGACTCCAGACGGTCCTCGACAAGCTCCGCGGCATCAAGGACCCGGTGGAGCGCGAGGCCGCCGCGGTCAAGCTGTTCGGCACCCAAGCGGAGGACCTGGGACAGGCGCTCTACGCCCTCGACCCCAGCAAGGCCGCTGAGGGTCTGGGCAAGGTCGGCGGCGCAGCTGAGGAGGCCAACAAGAAGTTCAACGCCACCCCGGCAGCGAAGCTCCAGGCCTTCACCCGGCAGCTCCAGCAGGGCCTCACCGAGGCCATGGCCTCCTACGTCATCCCCGCCCTCATGACCCTGGCTCCTCTCCTGGAGAAGCTGGGGCCGATCTTCGACGCGGTGGGGGCCGCCATCGGCGCGGTGGTCGGCTTCTTCAAGGAGCACTCCACCCTGGCCAAGATCCTGGCCGGGGTCCTCGGCACCCTGGTCACCGTGACCGCGGCCCACGCCGCGGTGGTGGCGGTGAGCTCCGGGGCCCTGAAGAAGTGGCTGCTCCAGTCCAAGCTGGTCCAGGCGTTCACCAAGACCTGGGCCGCGGTCCAGTGGGCCCTCAACGCGGCCATGTCCGCCAACCCCATCGTCCTGGTGGTCCTGGCCGTGGCCGCGCTCATCGCAATCATCGTCCTGGTCATCAAGAAGTTCGGGCTGTGGGACGCCATCGTGGCGAAGCTCGGGGCCGCCTGGGAGTGGTTCAAGGGCGTCATGGTGGCCGTCTGGGACGCCGTGAAGTCCGCGGTGATCGGCGGGGTGGAGGCCACGGTCGGCTTCATCAAGGCGCTGCCCGGCAAGGCCATGGGGGCTCTGCGGTCCCTGGGGACCGCGCTGAAGAACGTGGTCACCGGGGCCTGGAACCTGGTGAAGAACGTCACCACCCGCCTGGTGGTCGGCTACATCACCTTCTACGCCAAGCTCCCGGGCCGCATCCTCTCCGCGGTGAAGTCCCTGGGGGGCCTCCTGGGGAAGTTCTTCACCTCGGTGTGGAACAACGCCAAGCAGATCGTGGCCCGTGGAGCTGGCGCGGTGGTGGACCTCATCCGGTCCATGCCCGGGAAGATCGGCGCGCTGGCCGGGAAGTTCCTCAGCGCCGCCAAGACCCTCGGCTCCAAGATCATCGACGGCATCAAGTCGGGCCTGTCCGCTGTGGGCGGCATCGCCGGGGACATTGCCTCCGGGGTGAAGTCGGCGCTGACCTCGGTCATCAACGGGGCCATCGACGCCATGAACCGCGCCATCCCGAACAAGCTCGGGTGGGGCAAGTTCGCCATTGACATTTCGGACAACCCGATCCCGCATGTGGCCCTGGCCTCTGGTGGCCGCGTCACCGGGGCCACCGTCGCGCTCATCGGAGAGGGCCGCGAGCCGGAGACGGTGCTGCCTGACTCGATGCTCCGGGGCCTCCTGGAGCGGGTCTCCTCCGCTGGGGCAGCTGGAGCCGGTCAGGTCGCTGAGCTCCGCATCACCAACTGGGAGGACGGCACCGGCTTCTTCCGCCTGGTCGCCAACGACGCGGTGAACACCGACGCCCGATTCCGCCGCCAGCTGGGAGCCATGCATGCCTGACGTGACCCTCCGGGGAGCCGTGGACACCTGGGTCAACCAGGCCCGGGACTCCAAGAACTTCAACGGCACCCGGCAGCTCGGGATGGCGCTCAACACCGCTTACGCCTTCCTGTACTTCAACCGGCCCATGCCGCTGGGGGCGGTGGTGACCTCCGCGAAGCTGAGGGTCTACCACTCGCAGTCCTGGTCGGGGACCACCACCATCACCGCGGCCCGCCTGGCCGAGCCCCTGAAGGCGGCAAGGGTCACCTGGAACAAGCGCCCCCTGGTCACCGGAGCATCGGCGTCGGTCACCGACACCGGAGGCCCCCAGGGCAAGCTGGTGGAGCTCGACGTGAAGCCGCTCCTCCAGGCGGTCGCGGACGGTGCCCCGTGGCACGGCTTCCGGCTGTCCACCTCCGGGTCGATGCGGAAGGTCTTCTCCTCCGAGGGGCCCTCCGCCTACCGCCCCACCCTCACGGTGGAGTGGTCCGAGGCCCCCCAGGCACCGACCGGCCTGACCCCTGGAGCTGGGAAGGCGGTGGCGGTCCCCAAGCCGCTGCTGCGCTTCCGCTTCACCGACAAGCTCGGGGACACCACCCTGTCGGCGGTGCGGGTCCAGGTGGCCTCCAACGACACCTTCTCCGGGGCCTGGGACTCCGGCTGGGTCACCTCCGACATGCCGGAGCTGGACCTCAGCGCGACCTCCTACCCGGGCATCCCCTCGGGCGGGACCGTCTACTGGCGCGCACAGGTCCGCGACGGGGCCGGCCTCGAGTCCACATGGTCCGACGACGCGGCGATCTCCTACGAGCCCCCGGGGACGGTGAGCGTCCTCAACCCGCCCCCCGGAGCTGGCTCGACGGTGGCCGACCCGACCCCCCGGATCGTGTGGAGCTTCAGTGGCACCCAGCGCCGCTGGCAGGTCCTCATCCTCGACGCCAACGACCCCACCGTGGAGATCGCGGACTCCGGGGAGCAGTCCGGGACCGACACCGCCTGGACGCCCCCGGACAAGAAGGCCCTGCGGGGCACCGGGCCGTACCGGGTCCTGGTGAGGGTCTGGGACGACAAGAACCGCGACGCCTCAGCTGGCTACGCCGAGTCCGCCCCGGTGGACTTCACCGTGGTCAACGACCCCACCGTGGCCGGGGTCGTCGGCCTGGCCGCCTCCCAGCCGAACCCGTGGCCCGGCGTGGTCCTCACCTGGACCAGGAGCTCCGCCCCGGACTCCTACGTCGTGGTGCGCGACGGGATCACCCTGGAGCCCGAGCTCCTGCCTGAGGACGCCCTGGTCTCGGGGACCTCCTACCGCTGGGTGGACCCCGGGGCCCGGACCTGGCGGCCCCACACCTGGCAGGTCAAGGCGAAGGTGAACGGGAAGCAGTCCAACTCCGTCTCGGTCACCCACACCCCGACCACCCGGGGCATCTGGCTACTCGATGAGGCCAACGGTCGGCGGGTCTGGCTCGCTGGCTCCGACCAGGGCTCCTGGACCCGTCCGGAGGACGCCTCCTCCATCGCGCCTCTGGGGGCCTCTCAGAGCGTCCGGAGGGTCCAGGGCACCCGGAACTATGAGGGCTCCATCTCCGGGCAGCTGGTGGATGCCCACGGGCGCTCCGCGGCCTCCTATGAGGCCGACCTGGAGGCGATCCGGAAGGCCGGGAAGCCGGTCCAGCTCGCGGTCGCTGACCTCAACCTGAGGGTGCTCCTGGGCAACGTCCAGACCGCCCCCACCCAGCACATCCCCCCGTCGCGCCTGGTCGCCTTCGACTTCTGGGAGGTGAGCTAGTGCAGAGCGTGGGGCGCAACTCCGCCGAGCACCTGGCCTTCGAGCGCCAGCTCCTCACCTCCCACCGGATGCGGGTCCGGGTGAAGCTCCAGGACCTCGACGGCGAGGAGCTGGCCGACCTCACCGCCCAGCTCCTGGACGGCCAGGTCAACATCGACGCCTCCGCCGAGGTCACCCGCTCCGCCGAGCTCACCCTGGACGACCCGGAGCACGCCCTCCACCTGGACTCCGACGCCCCCGCCGAGGGAGGCCTGTTCCTCGACCGCATGGTCCAGGTCTTCTACGGCGTCTTGGTCGAGGAGCTGGGCCGCTGGGTGGAGGTGTCCATCTTCCGCGGCCCCGTGGTCGGCATGGAGCGCGACGGGGACTCCATCTCCCTGTCCTGCCTGGGCAAGGAGCACCTTGCCAAGGGAGCCACCTGGAGGCCGCTGACCCTGCGGAAGGGCATGGACACCGTGGCGGCCATCAAGACCATCCTGAGGGAGCGGGCCGGGGAGGAGGACTTCTCCTTCCCAGCTCGGGGCGGGAAGCTGGACGACCAGCTCAGCCTGGGCCGTCTGACCCAACCGTGGTCCACCGCCCAGGAGCTGGCGCGCTCCATCAACCGCCAGCTGTTCTACGACGGGGCCGGGGTCTGCCAGCTCCGCCGAGCTCCCAAGTCGAACGCCTGGACCTTCCGCGACGGCGACGGCGGCTCTGTCCTGACGCCCCCCGAGGTCAGCTACGACCTCTCCTCCGTCCGCAACCTGGTGTGGGTCCGCGGCAAGAAGGCCAAGGGGAAGCCCCAGGTTTCGGCCACCGCGACCCCCTCCGGGAGCCACCCGCTCTCCGCGCAGCGGCTGGGCCGGAAGATCACCCAGGGCGGCAAGGAGGTCCGCGTCCCCCGCTACCTGGTCGAGGTGGTGGAGAACGACAAGGTGCGCTCCAAGAAGGACGCCCGGCGCATCGCCTCCAGTCGCCTCCAGTCGCTGCTGCGGGAAGGCGTGGAGGTCTCCTTCGACTCCCTGCCGATCCCCCACCTGGACCCCTTCGATCCGGTGCGCCTGGCGACCTCCGAGGTCTCCCTGAGCTTCACCCTCCTCCAGGCCTCCATCCCGCTCGTCCACTCCGGGGTGATGAGCGTCGGGACCAACAAGCGGGTGACCCCGAACCGCAAGCGAATCAGGAGCCGTTGATGAGCCCCGAGTCCCTGGAGAACGGGATCGTCCAGTCCGTCACCGAGGGCCGCGCTGGCTCCGAGCTGGTCGCTCCCGCCCCCGCTGGGGCCACCGTCCTCCAGCTCGGGGACGCGGTGGACTTCAACGAGGACGGCGGGCTGCTGATCCTCGACGACCTCACCGTGGTCTCCTACGCCTCCGCAGACCTGGACACCGACGAGCTCCACCTCCACACCCCCCTGGCTGAAGCCTGGCCGGAGGAGACCTCGGTGGAGGTCTACCCGCTGGTGGTGGAGCGCCGCGTCCTGGTCCAGCTCGACCTCGACGGGGAGGCGGTCGACGCCCGCGTCCCCCACTACCTGTTCGACCGGCTCCCCCTGGGGACCAGGGAGGACGGGGAACGGGTCTCCCTGAGCCTGGACGGCTCCGAGTGGGTGGTGGCAGACCTCCTCGGCCAGGAGCCGTTCGTGGACGGCTCCTACATCGACCCCGGGACGCTCCCGGAGGTCGAGCTCCCCCCGATTGGCCCCACCGAGCCGCCCTCCAGCTCCCCGACCCTGACCGCGGTCGGATCGGCCTCCGCGATCACCCTGGTAGCTGACGGGGTGGTGGACCCCTCCACCGTCCTGGACTACTTCATGGACGGCCAGCTCATCGAGTCCACCCGCTCCACGGTGGTGATCGTCCGCTCCACCCCGGGCGGCGGGGACCTCGACCCGGACACCTCCTACAGCTTCTATGTGGTGGCCCGCAACGAGCTGGGGACCGCGGAGCCCTCGCCCGCCGTGGAGGCCTCCCTCAACGCCGAGGTGGACACCGAGACGATCCTGACCACGGTGGCCGCGGGCTTCGTCCTGGCCGGAGAGATCCAGCTCGGGAACATCACCCTGAGCCCGGACCGGGGCATCACGATCCCGCTGGCCTCCGGTGGGGAGATCCGCTTCCCCGCCGATGGGTCGCCCGCCGTCATCGACGCCATCCTGCGAACCGCGGACCTCACCGTCCGCGGGGGCCTGTCGATCAACGGCGTCACCAACTACATCAACGGCAAGCTCTACCTGGCCTCCGGCACCTCCAACCCCCAGAGCCTGCTGACCATCGACTGGGTGGCCCGGCGCGAGCTGCGCCGCTTCCCCCAGGTGCGAGCAGCTGGCGTCGGGGCCGCGGGCCTGGGGCGCACCGCGGACGGCTCCACCTGGGCCACCGTCTTCACCCTCCCCACCGGAGGCGAGAAGGAGGTGGTGTTCATCGACAACGCCACCGGGGCGGTCAAGGCGCGGGTCCACTCCGACGACGCCCTGGTCGATTGGCGCTCGGTGACCGCCATCGGGAACGTCTTCTACGCCATGGGCCTGAGGTGGAACTCCGCCCGGGGTCACTCGGAGTTCATCCTCCACCGCTACAACAGCTCGGGCTCCCAGAACGGCGGCTGGTTCCTCCAGGACTCCGGTGGCAACCGCATGGCCCCGGTCAGCTACTGGGATGGGGCCATCGCCGCCGACCCCTCCGGCACCTCCCTGTGGCTGGCCCGGACCCAATCCAACGGCAAGATCCGGTGGTACCGCTGGGCGCTCGACGGGGTAGGCGGAGCGCTGCGGGACCAGAACGCCGACGAGACGGTGGTGGTCTCCGGGGCCCCCGCTCAGCTGGTGGTCCGGGCCGCCTACGTCGGCAACGGCGACTTCGGCTCCAAGCGGCTGATTGCCTCGGGGGCCAACGATGGCCCCTACGGGGTGAACGTCTTCCTTCCCGATGGCAGCTGGCAGGAGTCGGAGAGCTGGCAGGTCCTGGGTCACCCCTCGGCCCTGTGGTGGGACGCCTCCAGCTCCCGCTTCCTGGCCGGGGACCGGGACGCCACCTCCTTCTACCTGGCCGAGTTCTCCCCGGAGCGGACCGACCGGACCGTCTACGCGCAGTACACCTGGTGGGACCAGAACGCCGAGAACGGCAACAAGGAGTCGGCCCCCTCCCCGCTGAACGAGCGGGTGATCCCGCGGCGCGCCTTCCCCTCCCTGGGCATCCCAGCTCCGCCGATCCAGGGGGGCGGGTCCGACGACCCCAACGCCGTCCGGGTCTACATGGACACCGACGCCACCACCAAGCTCCTGACCACCGTCACCTCCGGGCGGGCGCTCACCTACATCTCCCCGACGCTGGCCGGGACCGGCGCAGCTCCGCCGCCTGGCTCCTCCTTCCCCACCGCCTCCGCTACCGGCGAGATCGCCTCCGCCTCCGGGGTGGACTACTTCCGCGGCACCGGGGCCTTCCGTTTCGGTGGAATCCAAGGGGCCGGGGACGGGCGCACGGTGGTCCCCGACGGGTCCAAGATCCGTGGGTTTGTCCCCACCGGCTCCATCACGATGTACGGCGGGAGCTCAGCCCCAGCTGGGTGGCTGATCTGTGACGGCTCCTCGGTCTCCCGGGCCCTCTACCCCGAGCTGTTTGAAGTCCTCGGGACCCACTTCGGCACCGCGGACGCCTCGACGTTCAAGCTCCCGGATCTCCGCCGCCGCTTCCCCTGGGGAGCTGAGGCGTCCGGCAACCCCCTCGGCCAGTCCGACGCGGTGCCTGCCGAGGACCGGACCCCTGCCCACATCCACGACTCCGGCTCCCTGTCCACGGGGCGGCCCTCCACGGCCCCGGCGAACACCTGGAACACCCCGAACACCGGGGGCAACTCCGTCCCCAGGACGGCGCAGTTCGACAACCACACCCACGCCACCGAGGGCTCCACCGCGGGGTCGTCCTTCGTGACCACCGGGGTCGCCAACAAGTCCTTCCCGAACCTGTCGGTCAACTTCATCATCAAGACCTAGGAGAGCTCATGGCTTACCAGTCCGTTGTCGAGATGGCGGGCTCCCCGTCGCTGCTGGCCCGCATCATCGCCGCCGCAGCTGGAGAGGGCATCACAGACCCCCGGAGCTGGGCCCAGGAGCGGGTCTGGCAGATCGTCTCAGAGCCCGGCTGGGCGGAGGCCTGGGACTACGCCAAGGGCACCGCCAACGACGACGTGAACCCCGACACCGGGCGGCGGCCCAGCGTCATCAACGACACCATGATCCTCTCCGCGGTCCAGGCGATCCGGGCCGCCGACTCATCGCCGAGCTAGCGTGCCCTGGTCTCGGAAGTCGACCCGGACCATGAGGATGTTCGCGTACGCCGGGGCGGCGCTCGGAGGGATCTCCCTCCTCACCGTCCTGGACCGCTACCCAGGGATCATCGAACCCCTCTGGGCTCTCCTGGCCGCCTGGCTCATCCTCGGCGGTCTCCTGGCCTTCTCCGGCCAGCTGAGGCAGCGCTGGACCGGCGAGTACGTCGGCCTCCCGCTGATCTTCTCCGCCCTGGCCGGGTTCGGTCTCCTCCAGGGCAACGTGCAGAGCTGGCAGGCCACCAGCATCCCCTCGGTGGCCCTCCTGTGGAGCTTCGCCCTCCTCATGGGAGCCCGCTGGCTCGACGTGTCCGCGCTCTACCGGGCGGCCCGGAGGGAGCGCCCATGAACTCCGCCCAGCAGCTCGCCGTCCTGGTCCTCTCCGGGGGCGGGGCAGCGGCCATCTTCACCCTGGTCAAGGCCTGGCTGGCGCTGCGAGCTAGCGCCGACACCAGGGAAGCCACCGCCATCGCCAACCTGGAGCGCTGGCGCATCGAGGCCGACACCCGCGCTGACCGGGCCTACGCCGCTCTGGAGCTGGAGCGCGAGCTCCACGCCTACTGGCAGCGCCGTGCTGCGGCCATGGAGTACGCGCTGTTCCTCCAGGGCGTCCCGGTCCCCGACTTCCCCAACCCTCCCCACAACCAGAGGAGTGAGGCATGAGCAAGTTCAAGGCCCCGTCGCCGCCCTACGCCGGACCGGGCAGGGACTCCGGGGGCGGCAACAAGCCGATCCACCGGATCGTCCTCCACGGCACCGTCAGCCCCACCGAGCGCGGCGGAGCTCGCAACATCGCCGCCTACTTCCGGTCCCCCGCAGCCCGGGGGTCGGCCCACTACATCGTGGACCCCGGCGAGATCGTCCAGACCGTCTACGACTCCCGGATCGCCTGGCACGCCCCGCCGAACTCCCACAGCATCGGGGTCGAGTTCTGCGACTGGGTGGGCGTCAACGGAGGCGGGACCCCGCTCCCCATGTCCCGCTGGGACGACGGCCCCCACCGGGAGATGCTGGCCCGCGGCGCGCGCCTGGTGGCCGAGCTCTGCCTGGCCTACGACGTCCCGGTGCAGATGCTCAGCCCCGCCGACCTGCGAGCTGGCAAGCGCGGGATCTGCGAGCACGACGACGTATCCGACGCCTGGGGCCAGACGAACCACTGGGACCTCGGCAACTTCCCCCGGACCCACTTCCTGAAGCTCGTCCAGGCCGAGGTGAAGAAGCTCCAGGCCGGGCCCGCCAAGGAGCCGGTGAAGCCCGCCCCGAAGCCGACCCGGGTCACCCGCGCCCGGGACCTCCTGGCCGCCGCGGCGAAGCGCTCCAAGCCCGCCCGACGAAAGCGGATCAAGCAGGGCCTGGACGCCCTGCCCAACCGATGAGAGGTGCATGGCAGATGACCACACGCATGTTCTGGACCGCCGTCCTGGAGCGGGCCATCAAGTCCGCCGCCCAGGCCGCCGCCCTGGTGTTCGGTGCCGGGCAGGTCGACGCGATGAACGTCAGCTGGGCCGACGTGGGCGGCTTCGCCCTCGGCGGCTTCGTCCTGTCCGTCCTCACCTCCCTGGCCTCCTCGCCACTGGGCAGCGCCGGGCCCTCGGTGACGACCGTGGAGACGCTGGCCGACCCGGTGCCGACCACCTGGGGACCGCAGGACCGGGAGGGTGAGGTCGCGTGAGCAAGCCCCACCAGCTCACGATCCTCCACGCCTCCCTCCAATACTCCGACACCCGGACTCAGCGAGCTGAGGACGCGGAGACGGTCATGTCCCAGGGGGCCGACCTCATCACCGGCACCGAGGCCGGCCCCGGCTCCGGGAACACCCCGGAGGAGCTGAAGCGCCAGGCGAAGAAGCACGGCTACTGGTTCTTCCTCCCCGCCGCCCCCACCGACTGCTGGGTGGCCGCATCCAAGGAGCTGATGCCGAAGAAGCCCGCCACCGGCTGGGAGAAGGTCCTGGAGGGCTCCCACGCCATGGGAGACCCGCACCGCTACGGCCCCAAGGGGATCGTCTGGCTGCGCGGGGAGACCGAGCTGGGCCGGATCTCCCTGGGCGCGTTCCACGGCCTCACCAAGGCCCGCTTCCACGGCATGGAGCGCCGACACAAGCCGGGCGACCCGGTGGACCACCGCGCCCAGAACATGAAGCTGGGGCGCGCCCTGGGCCGCTGGGCCACCCGGGAGGGGAAGGGGCAGGCGCTCGCCTTCGTCGGAGGGGACTCCAACCTCAACGACAAGAAGGACGACGTGTTCTTCGGTGGCCCCCTCACCACCTGTTGGGACGAGCTGAAGTCCTGGCCGAACACCGGCCACGGCTGCATCGACGTCATCGCCAGCTACGACAAGGACGGGAGGGTCAGCTGCAAGCGGGCACGGTCGTTCAACGACCGCCAGCTCCACCTGCACACGGACCACTTCCTCATCCGGGCCACCTACGAGGTCCGCCCCCTGCCGACCAGGAGCTGAGCCCCCCCGTCTCGCCCTGGTCGCGAGCCCCCCGCCCGCGGACCCCGCCACCGCCTGGGCGGGGGGCTCATCCCCCCCGCTTCTCCCTGCGCCTGAGGAGGCCCCCCACATGCCTGAGCTCGACTACGCCCACGTCACCGGACGTTTCGGCATCACCGTCGCGGAGGGCGGCGGCCCCGAGCGCCGCCCCATCTGGTGCGACGAGGGGGAGGTGAAGCTCAGCCCCCTCCAGTCCTACGCGCGAGCTGAGAGCTCGGGCGGCCCGGCGTCCCTGGGCCGGGCGGTCTTCACCGGCACCATCAACAGCGACGGCTACCTGGTCAGCGACGGGGAGCGCGGGGTCTGGGTCGTGGACCTCACCAGCCCCACGGTCAACCCCTCGGTCCCGGAGGGGGCCACCCACCGGGTGGAGTTCATCGGCCTGAAGGCCCGCGGCGTCCCGGTGGCCTTCCCCTCCGTCCCGGTCCGGATCTCCGGCCCGGAGAACGACCTCACCGAGCTCCTGCCCGTCGAGCCCGGCGCGCCCGTCCCCATGCTGCGCGGGGAGCCTGGCGCGAGCGTCAGGGAGGCCTACATCACCGAGGCGGGCCAGCTCGCGCTGAAGCTCAGCGACGGAACGGAGACGGTGGTGGAGGGGGACCTCCCGGTGGCCCCCGGTGGCACCAACGAGGGGGTGGCGGGCTACATCACCACCGAGGGGCCGACCAAGGCGGCGGTGTCAGCCTCGGTTGCTTCGGGGGTGGCTGAGCTCGTGTTCCCCGTCGCGCCGGGCGTCCCAGCTCCAACCGACCCGTCGGGCATCCCCGTCCTCCGGACCCAGGGGGACGGGCTGGTCGCGCAGTGGGAGTACATCCACAACGGCGGCAGCGGCTACCTCTGGCATGTCATGCAAGGACGCGACTCCGGTGGGGGTTGGATCTGGGGCGTCGGCCTCGACGGCGGCTCCGGAAGCGGCATGATCGTCCGCAACAAGTCGCGGGGCATCGGCATCAAGCTGGAGCAGACCTCCTCCATCGCCAGCACGACGGCCCACGGCTTGGTGGTGGAGCAGCGCTCGCAGGCCCCCGCTGTCTTTGCGGAGATGTTCACCCAGGCGAGCGCCCCGCTGGCCCGCTGGATCTCCTACAAGACAGACGCCGAGAACCCCAGGCTCGCGCTCATGGATTGGGTCGCGGCCAACGGCAAGGGAGGGCGCGTCCGGGCGGCCACCGGCACCCTGGACTGGGACGGCGCGAACATCGAGGTCCGGGACGGCGCGTTCCGAGCTCGGGCGAACGGCACGGTTCCCAACCCCGACTCGGTGCTGGTCCGCGGGGACTCCGCGGTCGCCCAAGTCGTGTTTGAGAACTATGCGGGCTCGGGCTCCTCCTACTGGTACAAGCGCATCCACGGCGGAGGGTCTACCTTCACGTTCCAAGTGGCCCCGGTCCAGAAGCTCACGGATACCCCGGGCAACTTCGTGACCGCCCTCTCCTTGCGCTACGCCAACGAAGGGCCGCAGATCGGGTTCTTCGGCGCATCGGCTGTCAGCAGGCCGACCGGCGTCGCCGTCACCCCAGAGGCGATCCACGCAGCCCTCACCTCCCTCGGCTTGATCGGAGCCTGACATGACCCAGGAGACCCACGCGCCTTCCCGCCGCCTGCGGGTCGCCCGCATCCGAGTCCAGCCGGAGCTGGTGTGGGACGACGGGGAGGTGATCGAGGACGGCCCAGCGTTGCAGCCCCTCGCACTCTCGCTACGCCAGCTCGACGGGCTCGCTGACGGGCTGCTCGGCCAGGTCGCAGCGATGCAGGCGCAGGCCGACGCCGAGCTCGCCGAGGACCCCGCGCCGCTGCCGGACGAATAGCAGCTCCAGCTCCAGCCCCCCGCCCCTCCCCGGGCGGGGGGCTTTTGGCCCGCTGTGCCGAGGAGGTGCGGAACCGCGCAGCCTGTGGAGAAGATGAGGGCTCACCGCAACACCCCCGAAACAGAGGAGCGAACCTCATGGCCAGCAAGACCACCACCTACGTCGTCCCGGTCGAGAACACGGACGGTTTCGACGCCCGCGCCACCGACTCGATGGCCTACACCCACGCCGTCGTCGGCCCCTGGGAGGGCGCGGAGGCCGCCTTCTCCTGGCACACCAGCGCGCAGCTGGCGGCCAAGGCGCTCCAGGCGCTCGGGGCCGACGCCAAGGGCTGCCGCATCGTCCCGGCGAGCGCCTACAACGGCGCCAAGGCCAAGGTCGTCAAGCAGCTCCGCCGCCAGGCCGAGCTGGGCCTGGTCATCACCGCCGAGGAGATCACCCCCTCCGAGGTCGAGGAGGCCCCCGCCGAGGAGGCCCCGAAGAAGGAGCGCAAGGCCCGCGAGCGCAAGGGCCCGGCCACCGCGGTCCACGTCAAGGACGCCGAGCCGACGCTGGCCGAGGACCCCCGCGAGACCCCCGGCTACCGGACGCACACCAAGTCCCGCTCCACCAAGACCGTCGCGGTCCTGGTCGACGCCCAGGAGCAGGGCTTCGAGACCCCCGGGCG